TTAAATTACGACAGTTTTCCACTCTTTCCCTCGGTCATCATTGTAGTGGTCGGTCATTGTTTGTGACTTGTGACCAAGTAATCGCTGCGTGTCTAATCCTTGTTCTCTATATACTCTTTCGGAAAGAGATCTCTGTTCATGAAATGTTGGTTCAGCACCTTTCGACCAAGTTATTCCGCATTTATTACGTGCATTTTTAAACGCAGCCGTTAATGAGGTATTTGATATTGCCCCGCCTTTTTTACCTCTAGCAATAGAATGGCGATGGTGAAGTAGGTAAGGGCTAACAACAAGATCCCTACACATGGAGATCACATCACCAAGAGTCATTTCTATGGCATCACACCTCAGCGTTAATGGAATGGCAATTTTTGTCCCTGTTTTTTCTTGCTCAATATGCAGCATTCCATCCCAAACATCAGAGAATTTCATTTTTGTGATATCACCAAGGCGTTGACCTGTAATTAGGGCTAACAGCATCCCATGTTGTAAGTAATGAGGGTGCATAGCTGCTTGTTGATAGATGGCTTTCCATTCATCCAGTGATAAGCGCTCACGCTTCACTTTGCTCCTAGGTTTCTTAGTTGCAAGGGCAGGGTTATAACCAGGAGGAACATGGCCGACATGCTGGGCTTCTTTAAAAACATCAACAATCACGGATCTGACTACTTGAGCCATTCGATTATGTCCAAGCGCTTTTACTTCGTCTGTAATTTTAACAACCTCAAGCGCGGTTATATCTTTTAAGGACATCATCCCGCAGTGCTGTTTAAATAAATTTAGCGGCTTAATTTTTTGCTTGTATGAGTTTAGTTTTAATTCGTCTTGGTCCATGCGTTCTTGCTGTATTTCTAAATATTTATCAATCCAATTAGACACGCTAATGCCGATCTTCTTATTTTTAATATTCGAAAGCCGGTCATTGATGCTGAGTATTTGCTTTGTTTGCTGTTCAGCTATGATCACATTTGCTTGAGTAGCTACTTGTTCTGCTTCCTCGGCGTCCGTGCCGAGGCTATGAAACTTACCAGTTAACGGGTGTTTATATTGCCAATAAACCTTTCCGTTTCGTTTATCTAATTTCCGATACAAATTTGGAATAGTGATTTTATGAGCGCGGGGTCTAGCTGCCATCAGATAATATCCTTTGAAGTTTATCGTTTGAGCAATTCGGTAATTGAGGTTTTGAAACAATACCCACCCAGCGGGAATCACGATCGACCATCCATTTTTTACCAACTTTTAAGGCTGGTGGTACCATCATGTTCGCTTTCGCATACTTCAATAACACTTGCTTGCTGGGCGCATCATCACCGAATTCCAGTTTTGCCCATGCTTCTAGAGATACCATTCTAGACATAATTACCTCCACATCTGCCGCATACAGATTTAATAGTTCAACCACAGACACTCGGTACGCTTTACTGAACCTGCGTGGCCATTTGCTGCAGTTGTCTTTACTTCTTTTCGCCAGCTCGAGAGTTGGCCGTTATATAGATCGTTGTCATAACCACAAATAATAACTTTCCCTTGAAGCTGGCCAGCGACTGTAATTAATTGCTGGTGGCCCCATTCATCCATTTCATACCGATATGTTTCGCTTCTCATGCTCCTTGTTTCATGTAGATAAGGCGGATCAATAAAATGTAAGGTGCTGGTGGTATCATGGTCTTTCATGCATTGAACAGCATCACGATTTTCAATTAATACCCCTTGCAATCTATCAACTACAGCGAGTAGGTTTTCAGGTGCACGTGTCCATATTTTTTGTGCTGTCGCGGAATTACGTTTAGTGTCTAATCTAAAACCGGTTTTACCTTTCGTTGCACCGGCGCTACCAAACCCCATAGTGGCGCGAACAATAGTTTTACGTGCTCGCTCAATAGAGCAATCAGAAACCTCATAAGCACAATTAAATTCAGTTCGTGAGTAGGGCGTTAATAAGCAAGCATCGATAAGTTTTTCAGCCTGATCTTTATCACGTAGAACGCGAAACAGATTCACTATTTCATCATCCAAATCGTTATAAACTTCAGCTTCCGATCGAGGTTTACGCAAAAGAACTGACGCAGCCCCGCCAAATGGCTCAACATAACAACGATGATCTGGAAAGTGACTAATCACCCAAGGGGCAAGTCGATACTTGCCGCCATGGTAGCGAATGAGTGGGTGCTTAATGGTTGCCATTATTAATTTTCCTTCATTGCATCCCTGCGAGTTAAATTAGAACTGCTTGCCGCCTTCTTTTGCTCTGTTTTCACGTTTATGGTCAGCACGATGTTTGTTGTATTCGAGCTTTTCAGTGATGGCGCTTTCAATGTCATAGCCGAACGCATGTGCGTAATCCAAAATACGAATAACAGCATCAGCAAGTTCAACTTCAGCCATCCTTCGATGTGGCAAATGGTCGTCCATTAAATCCTTGCGCTCACCTTCCATCGCTTCGCTGATTTCAGAGTGAATAAGGCAGAGTAGCGTCCCTTTTTCACGTGGGTTGTCCCACCATCCAGCATCTTTATTTTGCTTATGAATTTGTTGCTGTAATTGCTTAATGCTCATATCGCTATCCTCAAACAACAATTCTGTAAACTGAATTAACTGTCTGGATATATCCATCAGCAAGATAGGTATCAATATTGATTACTGGAGATGTTGTAATTCGATACCCATTAGGAAAGCGTCTTTTTTTATCAGAATAAACTTTCCCGGATGCACGATTTTCATGTATCTCTTCCAGTTCCAAATCGGCATCAAATTCGGGTTTAATAGACATAATTAAATACCTTTGCTTGCTTCAATAGAGTTATAGGCAGACTTCATTTCTTGATAAAGTTTATTGCTATTGCGATCTTTATAGAGCTCGCTCCATTTATCCCAGTTGTCCACTACAGCAGACCATTGTGGTGAACATGCTTTCATTTTATGTAATTCACTTTCTAGTTCAGGCACCGCTTCCAGTAATCGAATACAGCGACCAAAATCAGACGGATCCCAAGGATAGTTATGAGAAACACTAAACTGACCTGAAAGAATAGAAGCCATGTATTTTGAACTAGCCCCAGTATCATCACTCGATAACCAAGCGGTAAGGCCCATGCCACTGGATGTTTTAACAATAGGTTTTCTGAATTCATCACAAATCAAATTAGCAGCATTAATAATGGCATTCATATAACGAGGTTCTGAAGGGGTGCCGGGTATTTGTTTTTCTATTTCAGTAGATATAGCGGAAATTAATCCAATTTGGTTAAGTTGCATATTAATACTCCACAAAATTTAGATAATAAGAGTCTGTCTCTTAATAAAGAGAATTAAATTCCTAGGTGTTGACTAAATAGTTATTCTGTTTTTTCTTTGTATTTTAATAATTCAATTAATAGCTCAATGGTATTGACCATATGAAACATAAATACTGCATTGGTATGTCTGTATCGATATGCCTTATCACCGACACATTCGATTTTTGCTAGTGGATTAATATTCTTAAAGTCAAAGTTATCTGTAAGTTTGAAAATCAAATCAAATGTGCTTAATTCAATTAGACTAACTTTGAAATGATTGTCTAATGAATCTTTAACTTGTTCACGAATTAGATTAAGTTCAGCATCGTATTTTACAGTTTCAAGCTTTTTATCAACTTTACGTTGTAGCAAAATGAAATTACCAGGATGAAGGTCATGACCAAAACACTCTTCAGGTGGTAAATTATCAATGTGGTTTGATAGTCGAGTTGTAATGCCGTTTTTTGCATCATCGATGTTAAATGTTTCAGTTTTTACGGTTCCACAAACCTTAACTAAGCTACCAACCAGTGCTTGATAATCTGGTTTTCTTGTTGTTGATATGAAGAGGAATCCTTTGGAAACATGGTATAGCGCTGTGATAACCTTTGTCTTTGTTAATGCGATTTTTAGAAGTTCATCTATAGCCATACGTTTTATTTCAGGTACAAGATAATCGGTAATGCCTTGTTCTTTCAGTTTTTCAATGCGTTTGTTTATTTCGAACGCGATAGCCGCTTTAGGTAGTATCTTTTCATCAATACGGAAATTGATGATATAGCCACCTTCAATTGGTGTGACTAATTCACCAGTTACTTTATTTGGAATAAAGCCATAACTAAAAGAGTGTGACTCAAGAATGTCAACAAAAGGTAATTCTTTTAAATGATTTTCTAGCGCTTCAGCATTTGGTAATTCAGCCTTAAATACAACTACACTGCTAATTGGAAAACGTTTCATTTGCTAATCTCCGCATAATAATTAACTCCACAATATAAATAAGACCACTGGCAGTAATTAAGTACATATTTACCCGTATGGACTGACGCCAATGGTCTTATTTATATTTAGAAAAAGAGGCGGCATGGCACCGCCAAAAACTACTAACTAGCAACGGCATTATTATTTTCAGCTTGGATCCGAAGATAAATTTCTTCGCGATGAATACTTGTATCTTTTGGTGCTTCAATACCAATCCGCACTTGGCATCCTTTAATTCCCAAAACAGTGACTTTGACATCATCACCAATAACAACGCTTTCACCGATACGACGAGTTAAAATAAGCATTCCACTAATTACTCCACATAGTTGATTAGTTGCTTGCTGGTAGGCCTAGACCTGCATTGCAGATCTCAGTTTGCTCGTAAATATCATCTTCGATTCTTACCAGCTTTTCTTTGAGTTCTGCGTAGGTAGCGTTAAGGCTTTCAAGTTTTTTAAGTGCAGCAGCTTTCTCCAAAATCCACGCATGAATTTCATCTGTGGACATTGGGTTGTTAAAAGTAACGATTGGTTTGTGTGCATGACCACCTCCTAAGTTGTCTTCGATATAAATCTAATCCAGCTTAGGGAGTGTGTCAATACAAAATCTAAATAATCTTAGAGTTTTTATTTGGAAGGGTTAGAGTTCGAACTGAACACTTCTAACAACGCCAACGATTTCACAGTTCCCATTGATGGGAATGCTTGGGTAGCGAGGATTTAAAGGTAATAAAAACTTGCTTGGGCCATCAATAACAAGCTTTTTAACGGTTACTTCGTTTGAACCGGATAGCCTAGCAACGACAAATTTACCGCTAATAGGCTCTACGCTAGGGTCTACAATAATATGGGCACCCTCTGGTATTGACGGCATACCTAGAGGGTTGGTCATTGAGTCGCCCTTTACTATTAATGAAAATGCTTTTGGAGAAACCTTTATACTAGTTTCAACATATTCAAGATCTTCATTAAAAATTTCTTCTGGTGGGTAATCAGTAAACATCCCAGCTTGAACATATGATAGAACAGGGATTCTTTGTATTGTTGTTACTACAGAATCAGATTCCCTAGTTGGAATTCCATACAGAATGTAAGACTCTGATGTATTAAAGAATTTAGCTAATTTAATCAATGCATCGCCATTGGGTAAGTTAAGATCTCTTTCCCAGTATCCAACTGCCACATCGGAAACACCACAAAACGCCCCTAAATCCTTCTGGGATGTTTTAGATATTTTCCTCATTTTTTTAATCCGCTCTCCTACAGTCTCCATTACATCTCCAATTAGTCATTAAAACCTAAGTTATCTTATTTTTTATTGACCAACATAAAATTCGGCCTTAATATCTAAGTATTCTTCGGGTTAAGGGGGTTATATGACTACAGATCAAGTTGAAAAATACTTTGGAAGCGGAATTAAGGCAGCAAATTTCTTCGAAATCAGTCCAGAGGCTTTTTATCAATGGAAAAAAAGACCAAACCAATTGATACCAAAAAGTAGAGCCATTGAAGCTGATTACAGAACGAAAGGCAGACTTAAATTTAATCCATCGCTTTACTAAAAAGTACCAAAACCAACTAACAGAGTTAACTACAAACAAAACAACGGAATTGTAGATATGTGCAAACAAACACTAAAAGAAGTCGTGAAAGAGATGTGTAAGGCATTCCCCGGTGGTCGTTCAGCGATGGCGGGTGCTTTGGGTATTTCTGAAACAACGTTCAACAACAAGCTGTATGAGAAAAACGGCTGTCGCTTTTTTGAAATTGATGAGCTGGAAGCGATTGAAGAGTTATCCGGTACTGATCTGCTGGTGGCTTATCACATGGAACGCCACGGGATTACCCCGTCAGTAAAAATTGAAGCTGAAAGTTTAGACAAGGTTGAATTGTTCGATATTCAAATGCGCTTGGGTGCAATGCAGGGGGCGTTAAGCGTTTTAATCAAAGACTGTATTTCTGACGGCGTTTTAACACCAGATGAAATTACAGCCATCTATCGAAAAATGGAGAAAGTCTTTGCTTATGCGTTGGGCTTCGTGGGTTCTTTAGAAAGCGTTTATGGGATTAAACAATGATGAGCATAGCTAGAAAGGTTGACGCCCCAGATATGCGGTCCGAGGCGTCGGGGTCGCTAAAAACATTTGTGGAGTAATTAGCATGAGTAGCTTAGCAAATTTAACGAGTCGTCCGCAAGTACGAGCATCAATGCGCGGTAACCGTTTCGTCTATGAGATTAAATTATCAAATGGTTACCAAGAAACCAACTACAAGTTTGTTGAGTGGTTGGTAGGTGATTTTAACGCAAGCAAGCAGGTGAAGGCATGACAAATACATTTGACATCGTTCAGGCTATGTCAGGACATAAAAACGTAATTGTTATTCCTGTGCCTTATCTTGAGTTCTTCAAAGGGGATCAGCAGGCTCACGCGTTAGCGGCTGTGCTTAATCAACTTGTGTTTTGGTCTGGAATCTCATCCAGTGCAGGCGACGGTTGGTTTTATAAGAGTCATGAGGAACTGGCTGATGAGATTAAAGGCTTATCGGGTGAAGAGCAATCACGCCGATTGGTGGATAAACTGCGTAAAAAATACTTCCCCGGCATCATTGAAACGAAAACCAAAAAGGTTAATGGCACTCCGGTGACGCATTATAAATTAGATGGAAATGCGCTTATCTCAATGATTTTCCCATCAATTTCTGAAACGTCGAAAGTGCGGAATGAAAACGTCGAAAGTGACGATTCCAATCGTCGAAAATGCGGAATGGAAACCGCAGAAATGCAGAATCATGGAAACGTCGAAAATGCGGATTCCTATCTTTATACAGATCTTAACTCAGATAAAAACTTACAGATCAATAAAACCCCTTCGTCGCAGAATTCTAACGAATCCAGCGACACGGCTGAGAATGATATTTCTAATAAAAATTTAAGTTCAGCGGTATCGAGTGCGAATGGCCAGTTGTGGGGAACGCTTGAAGATTTAGAGACAGCCCAGTGGATGTTTAAGCGGGTTCAAGTGATTAACCCAACTCAGAAAGCCCCTAAGTGGTTTGACTGGGCTAACGATATTCGCTTGATGCGTGAAATTGATGGTCGCACACATGAGCAAATCTGTGCGTTGTTTGACTGGGCTAGCCGAGATTCCTTTTGGCACAAAAATATTTTAAGCACGAAAAGCCTGCGCAAGCATTTTGACACCCTTACAGTTAAGAGCCAAGAAAGCCCACACACTGCGAAACAGCAAGCCGCAGCCCACAATCCGGAATGCGACAAAGCTTACAAGCGTTTTTTAAGTCAGTCGTTGCCAATCAGAAACCCATCGGAACTGGAGATATTGGTTTGTAGAGAGGCAAGCAATGCGGGTGTTAAGCGTATGCAACCGGATTGGGCGCAAAAGAAATGGGTAAGTATTTGGAATGAATGTGAACAGCGCTTAGGGGGACAGCATGATGCGCAGTGAAGCTAAAAAAATCTACGGCACTAACGTTTTTTGCATCGTTGCCATGTTGCATCAGATGTGCCGTTCGCTTGCTATCCGTGACTTACGTAGTTGTTGGAATGATTCTCGTGATGGCTTGGTGATTTGCAGGAAACACAAGCATTTAAACCACTATGTTGATTATTTTCAAGTTCAGCAGCGTTATTGCCGTATTCGTTTGTATATGAAAGCATACCAGAGTAGAGGTGTTATTTAATGAGCGAATACGTCACAAAGCTTAACGAGCTTAAAACCAGATCTACCCATGAACTGAAAGAAATTGGTGATCAATGGTGCACACCAAGTGCTTTGTATTGGGGAATTAGCTCAATATACGGGATTTTCAAACTGGATTTGTTTACTGACGGAAAAAATAGCAAGGCCCCTTATTTCTATACTGCAGAGGATAATGCACTGACGCAGGACTGGTCCGCTAAGTTGGCAGAGGTTGGCGGAGCTGCTTTTGGAAATCCGCCATATTCCCGTAGTTCCTATCACGAAAAACAGCCCATCACTGGCGTTGGTCACATTATGAATCATGCAATGACGATGCGAGAGAAAGGTGGTCGCTATGTGTTTTTACTAAAAGCTGCAACTAGTGAAACATGGTGGCCTGAGCATGCTGATCATGTTTGCTTTATTCGTGGTCGTATTGGTTTCGATGTCCCCCTATGGTTTAACCCAGTTAGTGATAAACAGAAGCCAAGTGGTGCATTCTTTGCCGGTGCAATAGTCGTTTTCGATAAAACATGGACTGGCAAGGCATTTGATTATATTCAGCGTGAGGAGCTGGAGGAGCGTGGACGGGTCTTTTTGGAACAAGTGCAGTGGCTATCGAAAACCAAGGGAGTAGCAGCATAATGGATGGCACATACATTCGATGCATTGAGCTTATCAAAGGAGTTCGAGCATGAAAGACAATATGCCTGAAATCCATCAATGTAAATGTGGCAGTGAAGATCTACACATCGAAACTCTTGAGTATCGAACTTGGTTTTATGTTTATTGCCACGGCTGTGGTGCCAACGGTCCAGCGATAAATGACAAGCTAGAAGCCGTAAGAATCTGGAATAAGGTGGTATCAAATGGCTAGCAACAAATGCATGTTCTGTGGCGGCAATGCTGATTTGCATTGCGATGGGGTTATTTGCTACATCGGTGAGAAAAATGATAGAGGCGTATTATCCAGATTCTCATCGGCTTACACTTGCGATGCTCCTATGTGTGCAAGTTGTTCAACCTTCCATGGCAATTTTCATTGGCGCAAGGGACGCTCTGGTGGTTGTGAATCAATTGATTATTGCCCTATTTGCGAAAGTCAGGAAATAGGTTTTGGGCGCCATTATATTTTTTATGAAATTGGTCAGGTCAAAGTCTATCGTCAAGCTCACTACGCTAAGTTCAATTCAGCTAAAGGCAATCATCTATCTGCTATTCGAGGTGGAGGTCAAATATGTCTGGATCTATAACTTTAACATTACCATTTCCGCCAAGTGTTAACGCTTGCTGGCGGACTGTTCGCGGCACAATGATTATCAGTGAAAAAGGTCGCGCATTTCGGGCTAATGCAATAGCAGCGGTGTATCAGCAATTACGTAAAAGACCTGTGGCAATAGAAGAAGATGTATCAGTCATTGTGAAGATGTACCCTCCAACTAATCACAGAAGAGACATAGATAATTTTTTAAAAGCCCCATTTGATGCTCTTACCTATGCGAACGTATGGAAAGATGACAAGCAGGTTAGACACGCAGATATATGGTGGTGTGAGGTAGTAAAGGGCGGTCGGTTTGAAATAACGGTCATTCCTGAGCCTTGATTGTGTTACTGCGGGGAATTCCCGTAGTTAAAAGCACTTCAAAGCTTAACAACAAAAATTCAATTGTTGGTGCAATATGGCTCAAACTATGTATTCTAATAACCTGTACGTTGATCCAGTGATATGCGGACACTGGTTCAATGAATTTAAACAATTTGTGGAGTAATACATCATGAACCAATTGGTAATTGATGGCGTTAGTGTACGCCAAGATTTTAACGGTCGTTTTTGCTTGAATGATTTACATCGTACAGCTGGTGGTGAAAACAAGCATAAACCAAGCTATTTTCTGAATAATGAGCAAACAAAAGCGTTAATTAATGAATTGTTATTCACTGGCGGAAATCCGTCATCGGAAGAAAATCAACCTGTTATAGTTATTAACGGTGGTTCTGAACGAGGCTCTTATGCATGTAAAGAGCTGGTTTATGCATATGCCATGTGGATCAGCCCGGCATTTAGCCTAAAAGTCATTCGTACTTTCGATTCTACTGTCCAGCAACGAATTCAAGCAAAATTAAGTGACAAAGTTCAAGCGGGAACCATCCTGCTGGAATCGATGGCTAAAACTCTCAACTTATCTAATTCGTCAAAATTAGGCGGGTACCAAAAACTACAGCAAATGGCTGGCTTGCCTAATCTATCTCCTACTTATGCAATTGACGCTCCTAGCGATGCTGTCGATGGCTCAAGCCGTACAACGCATTCACTAACTGAATTTATCCGTAAGAATGGACTTAATATTTCCGCACAAGCGGCTTATAAACGCTTATCTGAATTAGGGCTGGTGGAGCGAAAATCTCGCCCTAGCACCAAAGGCATTGATAAAACTAAACACTTCTGGTCGATCACATCTAAAGGACTTATCTACGGGAAAAACATCACTAGCCCTAACAACCCGCGTGAAACACAGCCACACTTCTACGAAAGTAAAAGCGCTGATTTAGTAAAACTAATGATGGTGGGTAAAGTTGCATGAGCAATCAATGGATACTAACGCCGATCCCTGTACCTGAAATTAGCGCTGTGATATTCAGACCAGGAGTTAGCGAACTGCATAAATTCACTGGTCGCATGTTAATTATCCCGGTACCGGAATCGTTAAGCGATAAATCAGCAGGGCCTATCTCTCTATCTCAATCATTCCTCAGCGACGAGTTAAAGGATATTGAAGAGATAAAGCAGGTATTGGATTTAGCTGTAGATCCTGAGCCACCAGCAAGCTTTATGAAGTTTCCAAAGCTTCAGCGCTGGGAGAGTGTGAGATATCTGCAATGGGTTAAATCACAGCCGTGTTGTGTTTGTGGCGCCACAGCTGATGATGCCCATCACATTATCGGCCACGGGCAGGGCGGCATAGGCACAAAGGCCCATGACTTGTTCACTATTCCATTATGTCGAGTTCACCACAGCGAGTTACACAAAGATCCAAAGCAGTGGGAACAAGAAAACGGTAGCCAGTTAGTTTTGTTATTTAAATTTCTCGACCGTTCAATCGGTTTGGGCGTATTCGGTTAATGTGTTGTGCGGAACGCAGTGGAGATTATTGCATGAGAGATATTCAGTTAGTTTTAGAGCGCTGGGGTGGTTGGGCTGCCGAAGGTAAAAGTCGTGTTGGTTATTCACCAATTGCTGCAGGGTTTAAAGGCTTACTCCCTAATGTGAATGGTGAGCGACTTTCTTGTTGCGATGACGATGGAATACTTATCGATTCAGCTGTTGGGCAGCTAATTAAAGCTGGTAAAAAAGATGAGTATGACCTGATAGAAAAACATTACATCAAGGACATATCAAAATCAGCAATAGCAAGGGACATGAAGTGTTCGGAAGGCAAAATTAGACAAAAGCTTATGATAGCTGAAACCTTTATTGATGCCTGTTTAATTATGTCTGGTGCAGTTTTGGAAATGGATGAATGGACAAATAAATCAACAATTGATAGTTAAATACTTTTCGTTACGAATTTTGGGTGCTAATGTGATAAGAGTTAACGTTTGGAGCCTAGCTTATAGGATGGTTTATTGCCCTTGAATGGGTTTTTATTATTTATAATTGTGAACATGGAAAAAACCGAAAATAAATTATTATTTCCGGTTTTATGGATTGCTATTTATTTACTTTTAGCTCAACAGAGAGTGAAAGGCTAAGGCTACGAAGTTTTAAGCCGAGTCTGCACTTTGTTAAAATACTCTTGTTTAATAACGTTTTAAGCATTTTAAAATTCCTAAGAATGTAAAGTTTGCCAGCTAGCCTTTACAACGAACTTATTGATGCTTAGTATTACAAGTGTCTAATTTGAAATACAGTCAACATTTAAATTTGTCATAAATTTTAGTTGGCTCCGAGGAAAGGCTAGAAAGCATTTGTTTTCTAGCCTTTTTTCTTTAACAGCAACATCAAGATAATGTTAATGTTTGATTTGATCAAGTGTGCGAATCAGGCTGTTTTGCTGGATAAGTAGTTGATAATAAAAATTGATCATTTTGGTAAGCCGCACGGGGTGCGAGTTCGTTAAATATTCACTTACTGACATTAATCTAAAAATAATTTTGTAAAGTTGAGACCGTTTGCTGTTTTCTTAACTAACCTGTATTAACAATGGACTAACTTGCATTAGTAGTTCTGCGGAAACAAAAAGGTAGATAGTGAAAAATATTAGCACGCTACGCAAAATCGATGCTAGTGTGGTAAGAGTGAATACGTTGTCACCTAACTTATAGAATGAAACCTCGCAATTGTGCGGGTTTTTTGCTTTCTGGGGTATCAAAAATGAAGTAATTAAGCGGATACTCAAGAGGCTAATGGTATTTTTTGGGTGTTGATGTGCTCAAGGATTAATTTTGGGCAAAAAAAAGCCAAGCAGAGAGGCTTGGCATGAAATTACAACAAAACTAGTTAATTTAGGACATGAGGGGGAAGTGTTGTTTCACCCTTTAAAGCAGTCTAGCGTGTTAAGTGTAGTGTAAATATAAATAAAATGTAAGTGAAATTAACAATAAACATTTAAATGTATCGTGTTGTGTCTAGCGCTCATCTTATATTTACTGTGAATTTTACTTTCCATGTTATTAATTTTAATGTGTGATTTTCTTTACATTATGCAGGTAATAGCTACATTTAAACAACAAAAGGCTATTAAATTGGATGATGATACATGGCAATATTCAGCGCACTTCAAAAAATCATGATATTAACTGTATTAGCGTTGCTGTTTATCGCATTTCCGTTTTGGCTAAGGTAGTCAAGAGAGTAATATGACAAAGGATATTCTAGGGCTAATTAAGCCTAATTTTTACACTACAAAATACCTATACGCTAATCTATTATCATAGAAATAATAAAGTAATTTTATAATTATACTTGATTTTATTTGGTTATTAAAAGAATTGGCTATTTACTTAGTGATTAAACTTAAAATTTATTAATGTAAAAGGTGTTTAATCATGAGAAAGTCACTTCTAATTGCTATGTTACCATCGTTTTTTCTTGTTGCTTGCGCAACAAAGCAGTACCCCCAAGCGGCATCATTAACTCCAGAAGAATCTTCCGTAATGACTTGTAATGATATTAAAATCGAGATTGCTAAGACTCGTGGTGTTCACAATGAAATTGAACGAACGGGTGAGTTTGATGGAAAAACAGTTTTGGGCTTTCTTGGTGATTTCGGTATTGGCAATGGAATGGCAAAAGAGGATGCTAGAAAAAAAGTTCAATCCCGCCTGACTCAATTAGAAGGGCTAAAAGCAGTAAAATGTAGTGGGTAGGGTATAAAATGAAACTCTCTATATTATCTCTTTCCATTTTATTGCTTATTGGGTGTACAAACTTTACCGCGAAGCAGCCATATAGAACGATTGATGGTGAGCAAATGCTAATTTCTGCTGATATGCCGAACGGATCTTTAAAAATAAGATTCAATGAAGACATTGTCATAAATGAAAGCATGATTAATCAAGATAAAAGTATATCCGGAGTATTTAGCACTAAATATACTAATGTTTACACATCAACATACAAAGGGAAAAAAGTGATGGTCCGCTGTCATTTTCCTGAAAAAGAATGCGATGTATTCCTAGATAGAGATTATGCTGCCAACTTAGTTTTACGTTAAAGTAAAGTCGCCTTGTGCGGCTTTTTTGTATACGCCATTAGTTAGATATACTTACTAAATTGCGGTAAAGTTAATTTGCTGGTAGCTTTCCATTTAGAGGAACTGTTATGTCGAAGAATAAAGAGCCTAATAATGAACAATTAACACTGGAAGAGAGGGTAGCGCTGCTCAGTAATAAAGTTTTAGAGCTTGAGAAACAGTCATTGCAAATAATTTCGGCAACCTCTCAAGCTCAAACGTTTAATGATCACGCTATAAATGAGCTTCGTTTACTTATTTTGAAGTAGATGGAAGCCCCTTCAAAAACTCACTGTAGGCTATTTCTCTTATCTCGCTCAGCGTCTTGTTTTTTATATCGTGTGATATTGCATCCAGACCAATGATTGTGGTGATTCCATTTACACTCAGGCTCACATTTACAACGTAATTTATACCCAGCACAGGGTTAGCAATAAAGACACGTGATAAATCGTGGATGCCAATAAGACTGTAATTTTCCATATAAATCTCACTCCGAAGTTAATCAGCCATCCCTTCGGTAAGTCACATAGGGCTGAACATCTAACTTATCTCAAATACTGATTAAATTCATTAATCTAAATCTAGCTGCTATTGCTGGTGGCTTTTAAATGTAAAAAATGTGAATTTCGCTTAAGTATTATTTACTGTTCCATGTATTATTTCCTTGCGTACGCAACAATAGGAGATATGCATGAATTACTATGTTCACACATCTAAAGATGCACAAGGCGATTACGAAGTTCATAGAGATGGGTGTAGTCATATGCCTACAATCTTGAATAGAAGGCTTCTTGGTAATTTCTATACATGCACGGCTGCGGTTCAAATGGCGAGAAGCTTAGGATATACCCCAGCAAATGGATGTTATTGGTGCAGTAGAGAATGTCATACATCTTAAGTTATTAAGTGTGAATTAACTAAAGGTCACTTCGGTGGCCTTTTTTGTTGTCTAAAAACTAAGGAATATAACTATGTACGCACTTAAATTAATGACAGAACGTAATGGTCGTAAAGTCGAAGAAGTTCACCATATTGGTAGTATGTACCGGCTGGAGTTTTATCCAGTATCTGAAAATACTGATATTGTGGCTCGGCTGGAGTACACCGCAAAGGACTCTGTTCCTTCATTTGATATCAAGCGAACCGACCACGCCTACATCACGACAGTAACTGGCGATACAGTCCGGGTTATTAGTCGGGGATTGAAATCAAACTGACATAAGCTGCTTATGCAGCTTTTTTATCAACTCAACATCGGAACACTCCGCAGGGGGTGGATATGCGTATGCCTGAAAAGTATTCAAGCCCCGCTGCAATCATATGGGGTGTTCTAACATCCATATTTGGTATTTTCACGCTAGATCAATGGGCTGTAATCGTAGGTATTTTGTGTACGGTTGGCACTTTTGCTGTGAATTGGTACTACAAGCGGAAAGAATTCAAATTAAGAGAAGGGGGGGCTAGTGGCAAAAATACCAAATAAAATCAAAAAGGCTGCCGCTGGTGGCTTAGTTGCTTTGACTGTAAGCATGATTGCTTACTTTGAGGGGATGGAAACCAAACCTTATAAAGATGTTGTGAATGTCACTACTGTTTGTTTTGGGCATACGGGTTCTGACATTATTCCTACAAAAACATATACAGAATCAGAATGTTTAGCTTTGCTTGAAAAAGACCTCAGCAAAGTAAGAAAGGGCGTGGATCCTCTAATTAAAGTTGATATCGACGATAACACCCGAGCCGCTATTTATTCCTTTGCTTACAACGTGGGCACAGGTGCTTTTGCACGTTCTACGATGCTAAAGAAACTGAATGCAGGTGATATCGCTGGTGCTTGCAACGAACTTAAACGCTGGACATACGCAGGGGGTAAAGAGTGGAAAGGCCTGATAACACGCAGAGAGATAGAAAACGCCGTATGCCATGGCAAGTTTGCTTATGCGTATCCGCTTTCATTATCGGAATCCCCGTCTGTTTGGCAGCTGGCGTATACGCACTCAATGACAATACCTGCGGTGGCACTGACAAGGTAAGTTTAGAAAAACGCTGCCAAAGTGCGGTTAATTACAACAAAGCCCGGCAGGTTAAATTATGAAGATAGATAACTCGTTTTGGCTTTTTTTAATGTTAGTTGCTGTTAGCTGGTTGGCATTAACGCTTTATGATAACAACACTGCAGTTAAGAGCGACAACGACAAATTAAAGCAAGATAACATCAAACAAAGTGCAGTCATTGCCCGTCAGTCATTTCAATTCAATCGCTTCAATCAGATAGCAACAACAGCATACCGGAACGGCATTCAAGCTGATGCGAAAGCACAGGAGAAAATCATTGAATATAAAACGATACTCAAAGCAGAGTCTTCTTGTGATTCTCTTGTGCCTCAGCTTGTTACTGATGGCTTGTTCGAGTATACAAACGAGCTACGAGAGCGCGCAATGCGTTCCAATACCCTCGACGTTAACTAATTCTGTGGTACCGCCATTACCGCCTGACAGTGACGGTAAAACCCTATCATTCAAAGCGTCTGTACTGTGGAACAGATTATTGCTAGGAACGATAGAGAATGCGAATGCGCAGCTTGAAGCCATTCGAGAAATTGAGGCAATTAGAAATAAAAATGCCCCAGATATCGGGGCTAAGTAGAGAATAATAGTTTATGAATGTGACGTCACTATACGTTAACCATGAAAGACTACAACCTTCAAAAGGTAGCAATCTCAAGCGGATATTACAAATATGAGCTTCCGATTAGGGGTTTTTTAATAGGCAAAAAAATAGCCCACAGAGATTTGGGCTAAAAAAACAGTATTAACATTTAATATGATATCCATGCAAAGCATAGTAAGTAATTTTAAATTAGCAAGTTAATATAATAAATCTACGTACAAACAGAACAATTCTGTGAAGAGTTGTATGAATATATTCAGAAGTGATAAAAAAAATCCCCTTCTATTAAAAGGGGAGTGTTCAAGAGAAACTCATAATTATTGTAGGTCCAGTCATCCTTGACCGGCGATAAGATGGTATCACTATTTATTTCTTAATCCAATATGAAGGTCTGATTGCTTATTCAGGTTCTGATGAGCATTGCGTTCTGCAACTAGAATAATTGCGTGAGGGCTTAGCTACAAACCCTCTGTGTGGTAGGGATTATTTTTTTGTATAAATAATTTTCTGTGTTTCATTAGAACAGTTACCCACAACAGCACCTTGTTGTGAAGCCGCTTCTTCATTTGAAACGACAGTAATGGTAAAGCTCTCTTCAGGCACACCATTGTTAATGATTTTTTGCGTAATCTCTTCAACAACAGCTTCGCATGAAGCATTTGCAAGAACAGGAGTAAGTAGCGCAACGAACGCAGCAATAATGATTTTTCTTTGCATTTTTATGCCCTTAATTAAATTTTAAAAAGTAAGTAAAGAAATTTATTATGAAGCATTGTGAGTATACTTAAATAAAATATTCATAGCCATCAGCTAATCACTGGTGGCTTTTTCATTTGTGGAGAAAGTTATGTCAGATAAAAAAGAAGTTACTGAGTTATGTATCAAGGTATCAGTTGATACTACTGAGTTGGATAAGCTAGAAGCACAACTAAGACGAATTAGCGCTCTGATGGTTAATGTAGGTCTAAAGAAACCAGCAAGCGGTGGCTTTGTTACTCAATACATCAATATCGATAATGGGCAAGCGTATTTCAATGGAGCCTCACTGAAATCTGCTAGTGATGCTTGCGGCGCACTTCAAAGAATTGAAGAGCTATCCCGAGCACACAACGATTCTAACAGAGCGTTTGCTGAGCAAATACGACAGCTTTCTATTGATGCCCTGCGCAACAGTTCAGGCTTCGCTTGATATGCCTCCTCGCATACCTCGCGCCTGCCGCAAGCATGGCTGTAGTAAAACAACCACTGACCGTAGTGGCTACTGTCAAGAGCACATGAATACAGGATGGGAAAGCCACCAGCAAGGTAAGAGCAGGCATGAGCGCGGTTATGGATCTAAGTGGGACAAGATACGTGCTCGCGTTTTGCATCGTGATAAACATCTATGTCAAGAGTGTTTGAAGTCAGGTAGACCAACTGAAGCCAAGACAGTGGACCACATCAAACCCAAGGCGCATGGTGGTACCGATGATGATAACAACCTGCAATCGCTGTGCTGGCCATGTCATAGAAGTAAGACAGCAAGCGAACGAACCAGAAGATAGCCGCTATACGAGCGACAACTCACAAGGGGGAGGGGCGGGTCAAATCCCTACCACTCTCGCCCTAAAGTACCGCCGCCTTACCTTTTGTTATATCGCCGCAGGTTAGAAAACTTTTTTATGGGGATCCCCAGCGTTAATTAATAGGAGGTTTCTATCATGGCTGGACCACCTAAAACCCCGTCACATCTGCAATTAGTGAGGGGGAACCCATCAAAACGCCCCATTAATAAACAAGAACCAAAACCGCCGTCAGGGGTACCCCAAACACCAAAGTATTTTGATAAGCGGGGTAAGTATTGGTTCAAGAAAATGGGTGAAGAGTTAGATGCACTGGGTGTCATGAGCACACTCGATGCAAAAGCTCTGGAATTATTAGTTGAGGCATATGTTGAGTACCGGCATCACTGCGAAGTGCTCGATACTGAAGGTTATACCTACAACACCACGTCAATGACTGGCGACATTATCAAAAAAGCACATCCAGCGGCTGCAATGAAAGCCGATGTTTGGAAGCGAATTCGAGCTATGCTCAGTGAATTTGGCATGACACCTTCAGCAAGAACAAAAGTCAGTGTCAAAGGCCCTGAGCAGGAAGATCCACTAGACGTATTTCTGAAAAAGCGCAAATGATGAATGGCAACCGTAGCAGATGGAATTCAGTACGCCGAGCAGGTCGTGGCTGGAGAAATTGTTGCGTGCGAATTGGTACGTTTAGCGTGCCAGCGTTTTTTAAATGATTTAGAGCATGGTCCTGAGCGTGACATCTATTTCATTGAAGATCGCGCACAGCACATACTCGACTTTTACAATTTTATCCCGCATGTCAAAGGGGCATTGGCTGGAAAGCCGATTGATTTAATGCCGTGGCATGTCTTTATCTTGATTAATATTTTCGGGTTTGTGATCCCGTTAATTGATGAATTAACCGGTGAACAAGTTCTTGATGATGATGGTGATGCCATCTTTGTTCGTCGTTTTCGAACCGCATTTAATGAAGTGGCTCGTAAAAATGCAAAATCAACGCTCTCCAGTGGTATCGGTTTATACATGACTGGGGCTGATGGCGAAGGTGGTGCTGAGGTGTATTCAGCAGCAACGACTCGTGATCAGGCTCGCATCGTGTTTGAAGATGCCAAAAATATGGTCAAAAAAGCGAAAGCAACGTTAGGTCGCTTATTTGATTACAACAAGTTAGCCATTTACCAAGAGCGAACGGCGTCTAAATTTGAACCACTTTCAAGTGATGCAAATAACCTCGATGGCTTGAATATTCATTGTGGGATAGTCGATGAACTCCATGCTCATAAGACTCGTGATATGTGGGATGTTCTTGAAACAGCAACGGGTGCGCGATTGCAGTCGCTTTTATTTGCAATCACAACGTCGGGTTTTAACAAAGAGGGGATCTGTTACGAGTTACGGGATTACGCAATTAAAGTTTTAACGGGTGTTGTTGATGATGACACTTTCTTTGCCATTATTTATACCCTCGATGATGGAGACGATGATTTTGATGAATCCGTTTGGATAAAAGCTAATCCTGGTCTTGGTGTCTGTAAGCGTTTCGATGATATGCGACGTCTGGCCAAGAAGGCTAAAGAGCAAATCGCTGCTCGTCCTAACTTTCTCACTAAGCACCTTAATAAGTGGGTGAATGCTGAGTCAGTATGGATGGACATGAGCAAATGGGAGGCTGCCCCAGCTAACGCCACTGATGCTGAGTTACAGCATTATCCAGTTTGGGTTGGCGTTGACTTGGCTAGCAAAATTGACGTCGCTGCAGCGATAAAAATGTATGAAGACGGGCAGGGGAAAACACACATTAAATGCAAGTTCTGGTTGCCCGAGGATCGCATTGACACTGCACCAAAACACATCGCAGAGCTTTACCGGAAATGGGCTGATGCAGGTTACTTGGAATTAACCGATGGCGAAGTGATTGATCATGACATTATCAAAGATGACATTCTGAAGTGGTGTGATGGCGATGATGTACGTGAATTAGGGTTTGACCCATGGAGTGCAGTTCAGTTTTCCCGCCGGCTGGCGGAAGAAGGCGTTCCGCTGGTTGAGGTTGCTCAAACAGTTAAAAACATGTCTGAAGCCATGAAAAGCGTTCAAGCTGATGTATATTCAGGTAAGTTTCATCACGATCACAATCCCATGATGGCTTGGATGTTGTCCAACGTCACAGTAAAACCGGACAGAAACGAAAATATCTTCCCCAACAAATCCACACCAGAAAATAAAATCGATGGTCCAGTTGCCATGTTTACGGCAAAAAGCCGTCAATTGGTTGGTGGTGGGAATGATAAACCGGATATATCAGGATTTATAAACAACCCAATCATAGTAGGTATCTAATGAAACATAACAAGAAACCGGGGCGTATTAAGAGCGCGCTTCTTAATTGGTTGGGCGTCCCGATCTCGCTAACCAATGGAGGTTTTTGGCAGGAATGGAGCGGAACAAGTAGCAGCGGGAAGTTAGTCACCGCAGACAAAGCGATGCAGCTTTCTGCAGTCTGGTCATGCGTTCGATTATTGAGCGAGTCAATATCAACATTGCCAATCAAAATTTACAAGAGTGAAAGCGATGGGTCGAGAAGTTTAGCAAAAGACCATCCAGTCTATAGATTGCTTTGCAAACATCCGAACATAGAAATGACCCCATCAAGATTTATGCTGATGGTTGTTGCTAGCCTATGTTTGCGAGGAAATAGCTTTATTGAAAAGCTATACATTGGTCAAAAACTAGTTTCGCTTAATCCATTGCTACCACAAAACATGGTCGTAAAACGCAATGATTCTGGTGTTCTTGAGTATGAATACACAGACCCAACAACTAAGTCCAAGAGAAATATTTCGCTGAAACACATGATGCATATTCGTGGTTTTGGTATGGATGGAATTTGTGGAATGATCCCCGTTCAAGTGGGAAGGGATGTTATTGGGTCAGCACTATCTGTTGAAGAGTCAGCGGCTAAGATATTTGAAAATGGATTGCAAAGTTCTGGTTTTTTATCGTCAGATCTTCCTCTTAATGACGAACAACGAGAACGGATCAGAAGCTATCTGTTGAGTTTTGTTGGTTCAAAAAATGCGGGCAAAATGATGGTTCTTGAAGGCGGCATGAAATACAACAATGTCACCATGAATCCTGAAGCCGCTCAAATGCTGGAAAGTAGAACATTCAGTATTGAAGAGATCTGCCGCTGGTTCAGAGTTCCGCCATTTATGGTTGGACACATGGATAAACAAAGTAGTTGGGGATCCAGCGTGGAAGGTATGAATATGCAGTTTCTTACGAATACACTGCGCCCGCTATTAGTCAATATTGAGCAAGAAATCAGCCGATGCCTGTTAAATGGCGATGATGATTATTATGCGGAATTCTCTGTTGAAGGGTTGCTTCGTGCAGATAGTGCAGGTAGGGCGGCATACTACACAACATCGCTACAGAATGGCTGGATGAGCCGCAATGATGTTAGACGGTTGGAAAATTTACCTCCGATTGATGGCGGTGATATTTATACTGTTCAACTCAACTTAACACCGCTTGATCAGCTTGGATTAAGTGACACAGGCAATGAAGCTGAAAAGCTAAAAGCCCAACTGGCCAACTGGCTATTCCCAGAAACACAAACATCCACTCACTCTAATAAACCTCATTCCGAGGAGTAAATTTAATGAAGAAAAGCCATTTGCCGGTTGCGCTGGCGGATCGCCCCTGCGCGTCGATTAACTATGAGCTAAAGCCCAAAGCCTTGGATAAATGGAATAGCGGTATTCGCGCAGCCAGTTCAGATAACACTATTTCAGTTTTAGATGTGATAGGTGAGGACTTTTGGGGTGAAGGCGTTACCGCTAAACGTATCTCTGCCGCACTTCGTTCGATGGGCAACAATGATGTTGTCGTCAATATCAACAGTCCTGGTGGCGATATGTTTGAGGGGTTAGCTATCTATAACTTGCTCCGAGCTCACAGTGGGAAAGTTACTGTCAACATTTTAGGCATTGCAGCTTCAGCCGCATCCATTATTGCAATGGCAGGTGATGAAGTGCAAATGGGTCGAGGTTCATTCCTGATGATCCACAATTGCTGGGCATTCGCAGCAGGTAATCGCCATGACTTTGCGAAGCTCTCTACAGACTTGGCTCCATTCGACCAATCTATGTCAGATATCTATGTTGCCCGAAGTGGACAGCCTAGTGATGTCGTCAGTCAAATGATGGATAGCGAAACCTACATTGGCGCCAGTGATGCGATTGAAAAAGGGTTCGCAGATGGCCTGCTCGCTGCAGATTCACTTGATGATGGTGACGAAAGCCCACAGGCGGCTATTCGAAAACTGGATGCTTTATTGGCGAAAACCAACACGCCTCGCTCTGAGCGTCGAAAACTCATTAGTGCGTTAACACGAAGTATGCCGAGCGCTACTTCTGATCCCGATGGTACGCCAAGCGCTACCTTAAATATCAATCTTGAATCCCTTTCGGAACTTGAGAAGGCTGTTGATGCCTTCGCAAATCTATCTAAATAATTGGAGTTATTATGTCTGATACAAATGAATTACTGAAAAACCTGTCTGCTAAAATCGAAAAAGCGAACAGTGAGTTTAATGCAAAGGCAGAAGAAGCATTAAAAGAAGCGCGAAGTGTTGGTAGCCTAAGCACTGAGACTAAAGCGGCCGTTGACCAGATGGCTACGGAGCTTAACGCACTGCGTGATGCAGAAAAAGCACTGAAAGCGTCACTGGATGAGCTAGAACAACACGTTGCCCAAATGCCACTGAACAACGCAATTCAAGCAGCTAAAACTATTGGCCAGCAGGTGATTTCTGCCGAAGTACTGAAAGATATCAACTCAAGCATGCAGGCCAGCAAGCGCATTTCCATTCCTGTTCAGGCTGCTTTAACGTCAGCTGGTGTTGCCGATGGGGTTGTCGAGCCTCAACGCTTGCCGGGCATTGATGTTTCGCCGAAACAGCGCTTATTCATCCGTGACTTAATCGCACCAGGGAAAACGACTTCGCCAGCCATCTTCTGGGTGCAGCAAACCGGATTTACTAACGCGGCAAAAGTGGTACCGGAAAATACCACCAAGCCGTACAGTGACATTCAGTTTGCAACTAAGATCACTCCAGTGACCACAATTGCGCACATGTTCAAAGCCTCTAAGCAAATCTTGGATGATTTCTCTCAATTGCAATCGCTAGTTGATGCTGAAATGCGCTACGGATTGAAGTTTGTCGAAGAGCAGGAAATCTTGTTTGGTGACGGCTCCGGTGCTCATTTACACGGCATCATTCCTCAAGCATCGAAGTACAAAGCAGAGTTCGATGTTGATAAGCAAAACGGCATTGATGACCTACGTCTCGCTATGTTGCAGGCTCAATTAGCGCGTTTCCCAGCAACGGGACACGTTCTGCACTTCATCGATTGGGCGAAGATTGAGCTGCTGAAAGACTCGCTGGGTCGTTACATCTTAGCTAACCCATCAGCATTAACGGGACCAACTTTATGGGGCCTGCCAATTGTTGTCACCGAAACAGCAGCATTCAAAGGCAAATTCCTGACTGGTGCATTTAATGCTGGCGCTCAATTGTTTGACCGCGAAGAAACCAACGTGGTCATCTCTACTGAGAACGCCGACGACTTTGAGAAAAACATGATCTCAATTCGTTGTGAAGAGCGTCTTGCATTAGCGCTTAAACGTCCAGAGGCGTTTGTTTATGGTGATTTCACAGCGCCTACCTCGGGTGAATAATCCACACAAGCGGTCATTATGACCGCTTTTTATTTGGGTAAAAGAATATGAAACTAATCGTATTACGTGCCATTTATTTTGGTGGAAAAGTTGCTGTTGAAGGCGAAACCATTGAAACGCTGGAGCTACATGGGCGTGAATTAATTCAAAAAGGCTATGCATCTGAATTAGTTATCGAACACACTACCGAACAGCAGGAACAGCAGGAACAGCAGGAACAGCAGGAACAGCAGGAACAGCAGGAACAGCAGGAACAGCAGGAACAGCAGGAACAGCAGGAACAGCAGGAACAGCAGGAACCAAAGAAATCCAAACCTAAAAAGGAGAAATAATGCTTTCTCTAGAGGTAGTTAAGTCTCATTGTAACATCGACCCTGAGTTTACGGATGATGACAAGATCCTCACGATATACATTGGTTCTGCCATTAAGTATGTAGAAAACTATACACGCCGAACCTTGTATGAAAATGAATCATCAGAAGGTTATCAGGATGACTCTGATCCGCTGTTGTTAAGTGATGATGTCAAAAACGCCATGCTATTACTGATTGGTCAATGGTATGAAAACCGCGAAGCCACTAACATTGGTAATATCACCTCAGCGTTACCGTTTGCGACCGAAGCACTGCTTCAACCTTACCGTATTTATGGGCTATAGGGAGGCTGTATGCAAGCAGGTAGATTACGCCACAAAGTAACTTTTCAACGTAGTGAACTGGTTAAATTACCTTCTGGTGCTCGTGAGAATCAGTGGGTTGATGTAGCCACGACACGCGCTGAAGTTAAGCCAATATCAGGGCGTGAGCTTCTTACATCAGGCGCCGAAATGTCCGAGGTAACCGTACGTGTTTGGATGCGCTTTCGGCCTGATATCAATTCAACCTGCCGCATGGTTTTTAACGGGCTCAATTATGATATTCAGTCCGTGATTCCTGATGTGAAAAATACCCGGCTTGAATTACTGTGTAAACAGGGGGTTAAGGCTGATGGATGATTTTAATATTGATTTCAGCGGCTTTCTTGATGTGAGTAAAGAGCTTGAGGAACTCAGTAAAGCAGAGAGCACCAAAGTATTACGGCAAGCCACTTATGCTGCAGCCGCTGTATTACGTGATGAAGTAAGAGCAAAAGCGCCAAGGCGTACTGGTAAGCTGGCTCGAAATATTATGGCCAGTAGCCAACGCAGCCGCAAAGAGGGTGAAGTCTCAGCGGGTGTTTATGTACGCGGCAGTAATAAAGAGGGTACCAATAGCGATAATTCCATGAAGGCTAAGGATCCGCGCAATGCTTATTACTGGCGATTTTTGGAGGAGGGAACTTCAAAGATGCCACCGGTACCGTTTATTCGACCTGCGTTTGATAGCAAAGCGGATGAAGCTGCCAGTGCTGCAATAGAAAAGTTGAATAAAGCCATTGATGAGGTGCTCAATAAATGATTGATATCGATTTGCTCAAACTCTTAGATCCTGTATTGCCTGATAAGGTGTTCTCGCTCGTTGTTCCACAAGTCGCACCCGCCATCAGTCCACCATGGTTAATATTTTCATTCTATGAGGTTGACGAGGATGTGTTCGCCGGCCAGGCTGAAACAATGACTAATATTCAAATCGATGTTTATGCAAAAAGCCCTTATAAAGCTAGCGAAATACTGGATAAAGCATTTATGTCCATAAAGGTATTAGCACCAACAAATGTCTCTCGAAAATCCGATTATGAGTCCGACACGGCTCTGTATCGTAAAACGCTAGAATTCCAAGTCTGGAATTAAACCTCCACTCACGCCATCAGCCACCTACGGGTGGTTTTTTTATGTCTATAGGAAACTGATATGACGAGTAAACATGAAAAAACGCAAGGTACAAAAATCAGTGTTTCTAAATTGGCTGCAACAGATATTACTGCAGTCGAAACAGATTCATTGCCAATTGATTGCACAACGAAAGAAGTTAGTTTCACGGGGGGGCAAAAAGCGGATATTGACATCACTACGCTATGCTCAACAGAACAGGAAAATATAAACGGTCTTGCGGCTCCAGCGGAAGTGACTATCGGTGGTAACTTTGCGATTGATGAAGGTCAAGATGTGTTACGACAAGCTTATGACAGTGATGCGGTCCATGCCTTTAAAGTTGTATTTCCATCTGGAGCCGGTTTCGCCTTCCTTGCTGAAGTTCGCCAAAATAGCTGGTCAGCCTCAACAAATGGCGTTGTGAGTGCATCTTTCACCCTTCGCCTTAGTGGTAAACCTACACCATTGGTGAAAGGTAAAGTGGTGGCTCCAGCAACGCAATCATTACCAACAGGAGGCGGTAAGTAATGGCTAAAGCTAAAAAGTCTAGTTTGCGTGAATTAGCCCTCAGCGCTTCACAATCATTTCGGACTAAAAAAGTGATTGTTCCTGAGTGGGGGGGGCTGGAGGTGACCGTCCGTGAGCCATCGATTCAGGCGCGTATTCAATGCAGTGAATTGGTTGAAGTAAAAGAGGGTGAAGAATTAACATCTACCCAAAAATCCTTACGCAATATTGAAGGTGATGTTGCTTTATTTATTAACATTCTTCTTGAAGATGATGGTACACCCGTTTTCACTGAAGAAGATACTCCTGCTTTGTTGGAAACATACGGTCCAGTTCATGCGCGATTATTATCAGAAGCGTTTGCGCTAACTATTTCAGTATCAGAAGCTGAAAAAAAGTAAAAGAACCGGAAACATTCTTTTTAATGACGCTAGCGCTCAGATTAGGGAAAACACTCAAAGAGTTAATTCAGGATCTGGATGCTAGCGAGTTAAGAATGTGGATGGCATACGACAAAATCAGTCCTATTGGTGATGGTCGTGGAGATATTCAAACAGCAATGCTCGCCTCTGCAGTCATGAATGCTGCTGGTGCGAAAGTCTCACTACGAGACATGATTCTGGTTTGGGATCAGGAAGCAGATAACGAATCTGTCAGCGATAGTAAGAATCAAGAGCCGCTTGAGGCATGGTTGAGTAGTATGTCTGAATAGTTATATAGTAGGCCCATCATTCATTAATGGGTCAATGAAATGCAAAAATTAATATCTAGGGTCATGGTAATAATTGCTTCGTTAATTATCCTTTGGAGTATTTATATTGGCACGAGGGAAATAGTATCACTATTTATGATTATTCCACTCAACTTGGTGGTTGCAATTATATTTATCAAAATAAATGAGAAGTTATTAAATGATGAGGTTGGTGGAAAGAATGTTAATACTCTGTCGCTTATAAACTCCGCTATTTATTTAGTTGTAACAATGGTTTTGTGTTGGGCTATTTTATCATATGTAAATAGTGGGACATCTCTTTTTGGTGACGCTTATAAAGAAAGAGTTGAGTTAGAAAATATAAAGAAAAAATCATGGCAAAATTCAGCATCTGAAATGAATCATGTGTCCATTGCAGAAAAGAGACTTAAAGAAAACCTTAAAGATCCTTCCTCTGCGGATTTTAAAGATAGTCGAATAGGGAGTAACGGAACTGTTTGTGGCCAAGTGAATTCTAAGAATGGCTTTGGTAGCTATACTGGGTATAAAAAATATATTCAAGTCGGGTCATTGACCATGATCGATGATGGGTCCGATGATTTCAAGAAACAATGGGTATCCTACTGCAATTGAGCATTAATAATTTCACAAAACCTCGCTAAAAGCGGGGTTTTTTAATTTAAGGAGCAAGTGTGGCTACTTTACGTGAATTGATTTTAAAAATATCTGCTAATTCAAGCAGTTTTCAGGCTGAGGTCAGCAAAGCTTCTCGAATTAGTAATGATTTTTATAAAAGCGCGGCGGGTGGTAGCCGTCAATTACGGCAAGAATTAGCTCAGCAAAAAAAAGCGCTTTCGGAAATTAATAGCCAATTATCCAGCGTTGCCATGACTGCAAAAATGAGTGCTGGTGCGCTGGCTGGTTTTTTCTCAGTATCCGCAGCAATCTCAACAGTTGATGAATGGGGGCAAATGTCAGCCCGCATCACTATGGCACTAAAATCAGTTGAGGGTTCAGCGCAGCGATATGATGAAATACAGCAGCGATTTTTAACTATCAGCAATCGAAACGGTAAAGCTATAGAGACGACTCAAGAGTTGTATATTGGGACTGCATCAGCAATGAAGGAGCTTAATTACAATACAACTCAAACAGTGGATTACATTGAATCAATGTCATCAGCATTTACCGCCAATGCTACCAGTGCTCAAAAAACAGAATCAGCCCTTAATGCAATAAACAAAGCCACGATTGAAGGTAAGGTTGCTGGTGAAAATTGGAAGGCAATCCTAAATGCCACCCCTTCGGTACTGATGGATATCGCTCATGAGTTAGAGCGCACCAATGGCGGAATGAAGGTTACTGAAAGCCAAGTTAAAAAACTGGCTGCAGAAGGTAAAATATCCTTTAAGTTATTTGCAGATGCAATGATAAATGCAAAGAATGCAAATAATGCCATGGCTGATTCGATGGATAATACTGTCGCTGATGGCTTTATGCGAGTTGCTAATTCAGCAAAAAGCTATTTTGGTGAGCTAAATAGAGGTGCGGGTGCAACGAAATCAATAGCTGCTATTTTGGCTAAACTAGGCGATAACTTTGATAAAGTTGCACTTGCGGGTAGCTTAATTATTGGTGTTGGCTTGTCTCGATACTTTGGGAATTTAACCCTAAGCGCTAAAAATTTAGCAAAAGAAACGGTTAATAGCTACCTATCCCTAGTCAATCAAACAAAGGAGCAAATCCGCAGCCTTCAGGTAACTCAAATGCGGATCAAGGACGAAAGGCAACTGCTTCTTGATATGCGCCAGTCGCTAGTAACTAAAAAGATGGTGGCAGCAACTGACAAGGAGCGATTAATTTTAGATGGTCAGTTAGCAAAAAATACCAAGGCATTAACAGTGCTTAGTAATCAAGAGGCTGCGGCGAATACAAAGCTTGCAGCATCACGTAGGGCATTGAGTAGCATGACATCAGTTACATCCACAATAGGGCGTGGGCTTTCTGGTGCACTGTCTTTAGCTGGAGGACTGCCTGGTGTGGTAATGCTAACTGCAGGTGCGTGGTATTTCGTCAATGAACGGCAAAAAGAAGCACATAGAACATCTCTTGAATACGCTAAATCTCTAGATGGTATTGCGGAGCGTACAAAGAACATGTCACTTTCCGAATCATCTGATGAGTCAAAAAAAGTTAAGGAAACGTTTGAGGCTCAAACAAAGGAAATTGAGAAGCAGCTCGAGTTGATTCAAAGAACACGATCCGGTCTTAATGAGATGAGAGGTGCGGCGGAGAAAAACTTCCCTGACTTGCCAGAAATAGCGAAAGAGGGAGCGTTAACTAATTACCAATCTGCATTGGAATCTCTTTCTGTTGAAGAAGATCGTCTTAAAGCATTAGAGCAAGATCGTGAAAAAACATTAAGTGTTCTTAATGGGCTGACCGAGCAATCAAATAAACAAATAGAAGCTGGTAATACTGCGAAAAATCAGAAGCTAGCTGCGATGGCGAAAGAGATCGCTCAAGAGTCAGAATTTAATCGACTACTTTCTCTTGGTAACAATTTACTGTCTAACCGTAATTTACTGACTCAAGCTCCTATGTTAGTTGGTAATCGTCCTGAATTAACTGATAACCAAAGACAGATGTTATGGGGCGCTGAGCAGGAGCGTATTCTTGCTGGCATGAAGCAGCGCGACCAGGTTGAGCAACGCGCCATATGGGAGGCAGAAAGTGCATTTTCCAATGACGACCACAAGAAACAGTATGTTAACGATAAACTAAAAGCCTTTGACGATCGCGAAAAAATGAATAATTCGCTTAAGTCTGGCGCGTCTTTAATGAAAGAAACGGAGCGAGTCGCTGAGCGCTACAAAGATAAAATGGCTGACCTTAGTGTTGCTACGGAGGTTCAGCGTGTTCGTGCCTTGCAGGGCGAAAAAGCGGCTGCACTTTATGCCGCTGCGCATGAAACCGGAGCTAAGTGGACGGATGAACAGCGGAAATCTATTCAATCATCTGCAGTTGAGCTGGCGGAATGGACGCAAAAAGCCGATGAAGCCGTGCGTAAGCAACGTGAAATGACGGATGCATTGAAAGAACTGAAAGACGCAACGCGCAAATATAATGATGATGCGGCATTAGCCAGAAGTACCGTGGGTATGGGTAATCGTCGTCGCAGTCTTGAGGAAGAACATCAGCAAATTGAGCGGGTATTTAGCAAAACGGATGGCGGTAAGGAGGCATTACAAGAGCGCCAAAATGCCTTGGATGCATTGAACGGTAAATATAGGGATGCCATTTTAGCCGAAGCGGATTGGCGTTCTGGCGTTAAAGCTGGTTTGGAAAACTGGGTTGATGATGCGAGCAACTACGCGGGGCAGGCAGCAAGCGCAACACAATCGGCAATGTCAGGGATGGTGAATAATATTTCCGACATGTTGGTTGGCAATAAAGCCGATTGGAAAAGCTGGGCAATCGACGTCCTGAAAAGTATTGATAAGGTCCTTATTAATATGGCGCTTGTTCAATCAATGAAAGCGGCGGGGAGTTATTTCGGTGGGGGATTCGGAAGCTTAATGAGCTCCATTGTCCCGAATGCGAAAGGGGGTGTTTATGATTCACCTAGCTTAAGTTCTTACAGTGGACAAATTGTTAACTCGCCAACTATGTTTGCTTTCGCTAAAGGTGCTGGTTTGATGGGAGAAGCGGGGCCTGAAGCAATCATGCCTTTAACCCGAGGCTCTGATGGTTCATTAGGCGTACGCGTTCTTGGCTTGGAAAATGTTCAAAATGGCACAACAGCAATCACATCTAATAATGCTATCAATATCGATGTTGGCGATATCAACCTGATCAGCGATGGCTCTAAAGAGCAGCAGCCAATAGGTGACGTGAGTGGTGCTAAGCAGCAACTCAAAAACGAAATTGTTAATACCGTCAATGAGCAGGCATCGAGAGAGGGAACGCCGCTTTGGCAGCTAATTAACAGAAGAAGGTAAACTGTATGGTAGAAACGTTCACTTGGTGTCCCCGTATTAATGCGCAAAGTGATACAACATTCAGAGTCAAAAAAGCCCAGTTCGGTGATGGATATACACAAACCGCGGGCGATGGGTTAAACAACCGCTCTGATAGTTGGCAACTTGAGTTTGTGGGTGAAGAGGCAATGATCGAACAGATTGTTGCCTTTCTTGATCGCCACGGTGGGTATAAGTCTTTTATTTGGAAGCCACCACTCCGACCACAAGGGCTATTTCGATGTGAACAATACAAGCCTAGTGCGCTGGGTGGCGGTAAATATTCATTAATGACGACATTTATTGAGGCATTTAGCTCATGAAAATAACTGCAGACGTTCAAATGCTGGAGCCGGGAAGTCGAATACAGTTAGTTGAAGTGGATGCCAGTGCGTTTGATGGTCCTATTCTGCGCTTTCATGCCTATAACTTACGTTATACCGAGAAAGAGCTTAAGGGGGGAGGTGATGAACTTGCCCCGCGTTCCATCTGGTGGCAAGGCAATGAATATGGGGCGCACCCTTATCAAATTGAAGGAATGTCCAAAAACAGTGACGGTGCGCAAGCTAGACCGAAATTTAGAGTCTCAAACGTCAATAGTGTTATTTCATCATTATGTTTGCAGTTTGATGATATGGCGCTAGCAAAAGTCACTATTTATGAAACCTTCGCTCATTATCTCGATGCTAAAAATTTTCCTGATGGAAACTCTACGGCTAACCCTGAAGAGTGCTTTACGCAAGTTTATTACATTGATCGTAAAAACAATGAAGTGGCAGGTGAAACGGTTGAGTTCGAGTTATCTAGCCCGTTTGATTTGCAGGGAATTATGATCCCCGCTCGACAAATCCATAACCTTTGCTCCTGGTGCATGAAAGGTGATTATCGAAGCGGGCGAGGCTGTAATTATACGGGTAATAAATATTTCGATGAGCGTGGTGAACCGGTTGATGATCCGGCATTAGATAAATGCGGCGGGCTAATTAGCGACTGTAAAAAACGCTTTGGTGAAAATGAGCCTTTGGATTTTGGAGGGTTCCCAGCAGCGGGATTAATACGATGATCACAAAGAAATTAACGGAGGCGATATTTCAGCATGTAAAAGCGGAATATCCCAAAGAAGTGTGTGGTGTGATTTGCCAAAAAAGCCGAGTCAAAAAATACTTCCCTTGCCGTAACCTCTCCGATAATCCTACTGAACACTTTGAACTTTCCCCTGAAGATTATGCCACAGCTGAAGATTGGGGCGATCCAATAGCGATAGTCCATAGTCATTGTGGTGATGGCGTGACATCTCAGCCGAGTGAAATAGATAAGTTGCAGTGTGATGCGACGGGGTTGCCATGGGTAATAGCATCATGGCCAGAAGGTGACATTCGAACTATTCATCCTCGCGCAGAACGTGAATTAGAAGGGCGCCCATTTGTGTTAGGTCATGCCGATTGCTGGTCACTCATTATGGATTACTACAGACAGGCACACGGTATTGATCTGCATAACTACAGCGTCGAAAATCACTGGTGGGAAGATGGCGGAAACCTGTACATGGATAACTGGCAGCAAGAGGGCTTTGTTGAGTTCTCTGGTGACTTGAAAGAGGGCGACATGGTCATCATGCAAGTGCAAGCGGATGTCCCTAATCATGCCGGGGTGATAGTGAATGGCATGCTTCTCCACCATCTTTACGGGCAGCTAAGCCGCATTGTTCCATACAGTGATTACTGGCGAGACAGAACAGTGAAAATAGTCAGACGCAAGGAGTTGGCATGAGCTTAAAAACAGTGCGTCTCTATGGTGTTTTGGGTACCTACTTTGGACGCGAACATCGGCTTGCAATTGATTCCCCCCGTGAAGCGATTAAAGCGTTATCGGTACTCTATGATGGCTTTGAACAATTCTTAGCAAGTTCTCACCTTAGAGGACTGGAGTTTGCCGTGTTTAAAGGTAAGCGCAATATTGCAGAAGATGAGTTGCATCTTGATACCTGTGAAGAAATTCGCATTGCTCCGGTGATCAAAGGTAGTAAGCGTGGTGGTTTCTTTCAGACTATTTTAGGTGTGGCCATGATTGGGGCTGCAATGATGTTAGGTCCTGCTGGCTGGGCTGCATTTGGTGCGGGTGGTTTTGCTGGTGGCGCATTGGCACTCGGTGGTGCTGCCATGGCATTGGGCGGTGTTATACAAATGCTATCACCTCAGCCACAAGGATTATCAGTGCGGCAAGATTCGGATAACAAACCTTCTTATGCCTTTGGTGGCGCCGTGAATACGACAGCGCAAGGTAATCCGGTACCGCTTTTATATGGGCTAGATCGTCGAGAAGTTGGCGGCGCGATTATTTCAGCGGGGATTTATACCGAAGATCAGAAATAGCAAAACGAACACGTTAACACGAGCGGCTTAATTGCCGCTTTTTTTATGGGTGAAATATGGAAACGATATACGGCGCCAAAGGCGGTGGTGGTGGCGGACATACGCCAGTCGAATCAAAAGACAGTTTGCTATCCGAATCTACCGCAAAAATTCTGTTAGCGATTTCGGAGGGTGAAATAGCCGGTGGGTTGGATGATACCCGTATTTTCCTCGACGATACACCGATTGGTAACTTAGACGGCACCAAAAATTTTGAGGGTGTGACGTGGGAGTTTAGATCTGGCAGTGAACAGCAAGAATACATTCAAGGCATTCCCTCCGTGGATAATGATATTGCTGTAGGAATGGAACTGAAAGACGATCAGCCTTACGTCAGAACTATTAACAACACTCAGTTATCTGCTATTCGTGTTCGCTTTTCGGTACCGCAATTAATGCGCCAGCATGACAACGGAGACACGACAGGCTACCGCATTGATTATGCTATTGATTTATCCACGGATGGAACAGGATATAAAGAGCTTGTTAAGTCTGCATTCGATGGAAAAACAACAAGCGAATACCAGCGCACCCATCGTGTCGATTTACCCAAAGCCACAACAGGTTGGCAATTGCGTGTTCGCCGGCTCACTAAGAATCAGAATACTGCCCGTATTGCTGATAAAGTAACGATAGCAGCTGTGACGGAAGTCATTGATGCAAAGCTACGTTATCCAAACACGGCACTTTTGTTTATTACCTTCAATGCCCGTCAATTTAATAATCGCATCCCTAAAATTAGTGTTCGTCCTAAAGGTGGGATACTTGTCAAAGTGCCGACTAATTATGATCCAATTAATAGAACCTATTCAGGCGTATGGGATGGGACATTTAAGCTTGCAGCTACTAATAACCCTGCATGGGTTTATTACGATGCATCAATTAATAATCGATATGGTTGTGGTGAGAGAATAAAACTCCCAAATATAAGTAAATGGGACCTTTATAAAATCTCACAAGATTGCGATGAATTAGTGCCTGATGGTCGTGGTGGTGATGGTAAAGAGCCCCGCTTCCTGTGTGATGTGTATATCCAATCGCAAGAGTCAGCTTACACAGTACTACGTGACATCGCGGCGATATTCAGAGGTATGACATTCTGGGCTGATAACAAAGTGAATGTGGTTGCTGATATGCCTGCGAGCATCTTCCGCACATTTACCAACGCCAATATTATTGGTGGCAAACCATCATATTCAGGTGGCAGTATCCAGAATCGCTATACACAAGCACTGGTATCTTTTACTGATACAGATAATCACAGTAATGATGATGTTGAAGCCGTTGCTGATCTAAAACTTCAGCGTCGATACGGCGTACGTAAAATCGAGTTATCCGCGATTGGCTGCACCCGCAGAAGTGAAGCTAACCGTCGTGGCCGCTGGGCATTACTCACAAATGCGAATGACCGCATGATCACTTTCGCTACAGGACTTGAGGGTGCGATCCCTTCTCCTGGCCACATCATTGCCGTAGCTGATTCAAACTTAGCTGGGCGTGATAACGGTGGACGCATATCTTCCGCTAAGGGGCGTAATATTACACTCGATAGAGTCACGTCAATTAAAGCAGGCGATCGTCTGATCATCAACTTGCCTGATGGGAACTCAGAGGGGCGAACCGTTACCTCAGTAAATAAAAAAGTGGTTACGGTTTCTGTCGAATACTCGCAGGTACCGCAAAAAGAGGCGGTGTGGGTTGTTGATTCTGATGATTTGGCTGTCCAGCTATATCGAGTGATTAATATCAGCGATAACGTGGATAACACTTACACCATCAGTGGCGCCATTCATAATCCTGATAATTATGAACACATTGACTCCGGCGCCCGAATTGATGAGCGTCCTATTACAGTTATTCCTCCAAGTGTTCAGCCAGCTCCGAAAAACGTAAAAATCTCATCTTATTCTAGAGTGGATCAGGGCATTGCTTTTTCTACGCTGAGTGTCAGTTGGGAAGCGCCAGAAAGTGCGATTGCGTATGAAGCGCAGTGGCGTCGCGATAACGGTAACTGGATCAATGTGCCTAGAACTTCATCACTCGGATTTGATGTTGATGGAATTTATTCTGGTCGATATCAGGTGCGTGTTAGGGCGATCAACGCTTCCGAAATTTCCAGTATTTGGGCGAATGCGCCAGAAACAACACTGACAGGGAAAGTAGGGAACCCACCTAAGCCTGTAAACTTTAGGTCTTCGCCGCTTGTGTTCGGTATTAAGCTTGATTGGGGTTTTGGTGATAACACAGGCGATACGTTAAAAACAGAGATTCAGTACAGCAAAACCAATGATGGCAATGGACTTATGTTGCTTGCAGATGTCCCTTACCCATCGCGTTCCCATGAGTTAGCCGGTTTAGCTGCGGGCATTGCTTTTTACTTCAGGGCGAGGCTGGTGGATAAATCAGGCAATGAGTCGGAATGGACCTCATTTGTTCGCGGGGAGTCTGAGTTTGATGTGAATACTATCATGCCTGCTCTCAATGAGCATTTCATGACTGCAGAAGCAGGTAAGCAACTTGATAAAACACTCGATTGGCTTAATGAAGCATGTCTAATCAACATGGCTGCTACCTATGAGCTTCAAGAGGATTTATTCGTTAAACATGGACAGTCGCAAGCTCAAATTAAAGAGCTATGGCGTGTGTATGCGGACAGTGAACTGGCTTGGGCTGAGAAGTACACGACGGTCAATGCCTCCATTAACGGCGTGAAATCTGAGGTTGCTACGCTAGATAAGGCTGTTGCGAAATTAGATAGCGCATTTGCAGAATCCCAAACTCAACTACAGGTGAAATTTAATGAGCAAGAGGCGTTAATCAATACCAAGATGCAGGCTGAGTTTAAGCAAGGTGCAGGCTATGCGATGCACAGTACCAATATCACGATTGTTGTGGATGGTAAGAAGTATAACGCAGCTGGAATGGTGATTAGCGCTGAATTGAAAAACGGTAAAATCGAGTCATTCATCGGTTTTAATGCGAATAACTTTGCTTTCTATAATCCAGTTAATGGAAAAATGGAGCCCTTCTTATACATGAAAAACGGTCAAGTTTTCATGAATGAAGCATTTATTAGCAAGGCATGGCTTAACGAAGTTGTTGTAACTGATAAAATGACGTCAGCAAATTACGTTCCCGGTAAGATGGGTTTCAATATTGATGCTAAAACGGGAGAAATTGAGTGTCACAGTATCCTTATTAGCGGCGATTTTAGAATCGTTAGTGATGATGGGCAATTACTGGTTGATAACACTGGGGTCGCTGTGTTTGACGAAAGCAAACGATGGGCTGTAAAACTTGGGAGGCGTCCGGTATGAGCGATGATTATGGATTGTTTATTAACCCTAAAGACGGCGGGAAGCCGATTGAAATCACCAACAACTCTTATCCGCTAACCTTCCTAAAGCATATTGTTATTCATCCACTCAGCCCACAGCCGTATCAAAAAAATAAGTCTGTTAATGTACCGGGTATGTCAAAATACAATGTGGTTATTGTGCCTTCTGCGTTATGCCACTTTCTGGCTTATGGTTCGGTGCAGGGCGTGAGTATCGGAAGCTATTGGGTGTCTGGCGATACATTCTATTGTAACTATGACTGGTGGGGCGGTGATTCAGGTTGGTTACCGGGGAGTGATGGTAATTCCCACTTTTTCTTATACGGTGTACTGAAGGAAGCCCCGCAAGACTCTTATGGGCTTTTTATTAACTCGCAGATAGATGCTGCCGTTGATAACTTTAGAGCTATCACCCAAGAATCTACGGTTTCCTATTGTGTGTTTCGGCAAAAAATATTTATACAAGCGGATAAGAATGGGCGGGGTTATTGGAGTGTTCCGGATTCTATCCCGAACCGTAGCTCGGTTTGTGTATTTATTAGACCTGAAAATACAAGCCAAACGATACGCTACGACAGGCCTAATAACCGGATAATTTCGCTAGAGTCTGGTTGGGTATATGTTGTGATATTTGCGTCCGGGTTAAATCTTCAACCTTCCGACGGACTGACAATTTGGAACAGAGAGGGCAAGGTAGTCTTCAACTCCGAGTACACACCGTTTTATAACAATGGGCAGATAGTTAACACGAGCAATAATGTTGCCACGAGTAAATTCGATGTTCCGATGTTCACGATGGATAGCCCCAATACATGGCTGGAGAATGAGGGAAATACCGTTAACTGTTACATGTCTGGATTTAGGGTATCAGGGAAACAGCTTATAGCGAAAAGGATGTGGACCATTGGTGATTACCCCACGTATGCCAACTACATGTACAACAAGATAGTGTATGCCGGCAGCTACGCCATAGACTTCAACGACTACTTCTAAATACTCAACTCAACGATAAGCCGATTAATTGCGGTTTTTTTGCGTCCAAATTTTGGAGTTAAAAAATGATTTATCAAACAGGCACCATCACAACCACGGCAGGCCAAACAAAAATAAAAGGTACCGGAACGCGCTGGAAAGATAACTTAAACGGCATCTCAGAAGGCTGCCCAATCTCTTATCTCATCAATAACGTTGTGTACATGAACACAGTGTTATCCGTGAATTCAGACACAGAGATTAATCTTACTTATCCTGTACCTGTTGCAGCTTCGGCGGCTAAGTATCAGATTGCCACATTCGTTCTAGACAGCATGAGCGATGGCGTTCGCAAGATGCTAGCGAATCAGCAGTATATCCAGTATTTCCTCCGCAATATGGATACATGGATGACTCAGGACGGCATTGTTGAAATAAAAACACCGACTGGGGAGACGGTCAAACTCGAAAGCATCATTGCACTGAAAAAGCTGATTAATGGAAAAGCAACGCTAGCAACAAACTCAGTTCAGTATTTTGACGGTGAAATCAGAGACAAAACATCAATTGGCGTATGGTCGGCTGATAATAAAAATGCACTAATGGTGTCACTGGTTAGAGGCACCCCTGATTTTTATTATCGAGTCAATGACGTGACATATTATATTACAATGCCTTCAGGTAGTGGAACATTGATGAAAGTGGGTGATTTTGGTTTAGGGAATAGTGGTATCTCAGGAGAGGGGGCGGTCGACAACTATACATCACCGGTAGGCTTTTATCACATGCAAGAGAATATGGGAACGCCCCCTCAAAATATTAGTGGGTCTTGGGCGTTCATACAAGCTCCTGCCGCCTATCCTTCATATCGAAGCCAGTTGGCATTTTCAGATAGAGGAAGTTCATCAGGAACACTATTTATTCGTTCGTTTAATGCTGGGAAAGCTGGGGATTGGGCTAAATTCTATCATGACAAGAATACAACAAAAGACGCTAACGGAAATCTAAAAGCCGCATCACCAATCATTAAAGTCTTCGCAGACCATATCGAACTTAACGACGAATCAGATGGCGTAACACTCAAAAAGTTGCACACTGGAATCTATCAACTGCATGGGGTTCTTGGTATGCACCCTGATGCTAGCTGGGGTGGAGTTCATGGTGGTATTACTATCCCATGCGGTATTAACCAGCTTCCACTAGTATATGCGCTTTATGATGTACTGGAGAAAGGTAAGCCACATCCATTTGACGGCCGTATCGTTGAACCTGAAGAAAATGGCGATATCGTACTTTATACGACATATCGCAAGCATGACTTGCCGCAGAATATTCAATATGAGCGATTCAAGCTTTACCCTGAATTTCTTAAAGAAGTTGATGGGGAAATGGTTGAGTTAACTCCGGGTGAGCCTTGTGATATTCCCAATGGTCACTGGATTGATGTTCGTGTGAATATGCCGAGTGATTCTATCTACAATCAGAAGCTAGCTGAAGCAGAGAGGCTTGCTAAACTAGAAGCGGAGCGATTAGCTGAAGAAGAAGCTAAACGAGCAGCAGAAGAAGCGGAAAGAGCAGAACAGGAAGCTACGGAACGTAAACAATATGACCTTGGTGATAATGACACATTGCTATAATTAAAAAATAAATGCGCCAGCTTGAGTAGTTGGCGCACTCTAATCATTTATCGAAATACTCTACTTCCTCAGTTTCTTTCATTTCAGGCATCCAATCTCCATCATTCCAAATTTCTTCCAGCGTTTCTTCAATGTAGGTTTTCTTTTCGTTCTTACCAAGGCCATCAATAGAAACATTAGCTTGAGATCCCCAACTAATATCGATATTTAAATCAGGGTATTTGGGGTTCAATCTTTTTGTAATCTCATTTCTCAATGCGTCGAAAGTCCCCACAGGTAATTTACCTTTCATGCTTGCAGCGAAGCGAACTTTAATAGTAACCAT